TCACTCAAAAAGAGTGTCAGGAGATGATTGACGATGCTATTCGGAGACACAATAGAAACGCAGGTATTATCAGCATGTGTGTTGGGTGGGTTGTCTTATGCTTATTTGCTGAGGGCCTTCTCAGATTGATTGGAGTTATTCCTCCACTATTACCATGGTTACAAATTAAATTGTAGGAGAATTTTATGAAAGTTGGAATGATTGGTTTAGGTCGTACTGGTGAAGGTATGTCTCGTCGTATGATCGAAAAGGGAATCGAAGTTTGGGGTTACAGTAGCAGTAGCTATGAGAATGCCTGTGGACAATATGAAGCAGGATATATTAGTGGATGTGTAACTTCACTAGAGTATCTTGTTAGAGCAGTCAAATCTGATAGTCTTAGATACACTAGTGCCGGAAAAGTTCCTGGTATCTTTCAAATCACACTCCCAGAAGTAAAGGTAGAAGACACACTTGATGAGTTACTACCATTACTTGAGGAGGGTGATATCATTATTGATCATAGTAATACTGACATAACAAAATGTCAGGAACTGGAGAAGTACTGCTCTAAGTTGGGTATATCTTATATCTTCTCTGGTGTATATGGAGCACCTTATGCTATTGATGTTTGCGCTAAAATTTTCCAATCTCTATCACCGGGCAATATTATATGACTTTATCTGATGTCTTACTTTTCGGATCACTACCCTTTCTATGTGCCACCATCTATTTCGGGCACAGAAAAGGTGAAAATATCTACTACGAAAGTGACAAATATGACGGAAATGGAACATCTCATTAAGATGAGACATGCGTTTGCCATGTCCTCATTTGGTAGAATGTTTACACCGAATAATATTGTATGTGAGATGAGAACACTTTGTAGAGAGTGGTCTGAAAATATTGATGAGATTCCACCTGCTAAAGACTTGTATCAAGTTGATCGTTATTTTCTAGAACTTTGGAAAACGAGGGAGATTACTTATGGGTAACATAGCACTCAAGGCAGCACACTTTGCCTCTGCAACACTCAATAATCCGTGGGGTGTTGGTAGTTTAAGTTTTATATTAGTCTTTGTTCCTGTCATAGGAATGTGGGCAGTTCACAAATATAACTGGCAGCACTGGGCACCATTTGACAGAGGGCACTAGGGGTAGTATAATATATGAGTTGAGAAATCAACTGCGGTACTCCCCTTCAGTAGGTTCAGGAGTAGCGGCGATAGGAACCTACTTCTACTTGACTACATAATCACAACACCGTATAATACACAGGTAATCAAAACGGACAATGGCACTGACTGAAAAATTCAAGACCAAGGATTTAGATACCCTTCGTAATGCTGCAAAAGGTGAAATTTTCTTAGATGTAAAAAGTCCAAAATTATTTAAGAAGGTTCGTAAATATTATGAATCTAATGGAGTAATTTTTTCTGGAGATCCACTTGATGATTATGAAATCATGATGGACTGCTTGTATTCTGATCTAAAAATTTCTGTTGAGGTTGCCTGATGAATGATCTTGATCCAAAGTCCGTCGCAATGACTAAGACAGTTGTTATTCACGAAAGGTTCCCTTATCGTTATGTGCAGAAGGGTTACATTCAACTTAATGGTAAACCTGATTTACGTCTTCAGAAGGCAGATGGGTATAGTAAAAAATACTCTGACATCTATCTTTTTGATAATGCCGATCAATGCTTTCTAGCTATAGAAGACTTTGAGTATTCCAAATGGTTAGATCCAGATGGTGTTCCTTGTTATGTTAGAGACTTGGTATGTCATTCCTGATACGGAATTCCCTTAAAAATGAATATAGTAACCAAACCTTGGGGATCGTATAAAGACTTAGAAAGAAATTATTTTCGAGTAGTCAAAATTATAACAATATCTCCTAATCAAAGATTTTCACTTCAGAAACATTCTAAGAGAGAAGAGTTCTGGTATATTTTATCCGGAACTGGAATTATCACTTTGGATTCCGAAACCAAAGATGTTAGTTCTAAAGATCATTTTTATATTCCTATTGGACTCATTCATAGACTTCAAGCTGGTATCAACGGAATTGAATTTCTAGAAATACAACAAGGAGAATGTGAAGAATCTGATATTGTAAGAATTGAAGATGATTATAATAGAGTCACGGATGGACTATAACAGAACTGGTGGAGTCATAGACCCTACTTTGGTTTCTTATTTCCTGCAAAAATAAGTGGCGTGCATGGCAAGACCGTATAAGGAGGGTTGCATAAACTCTCCTTTTTTAGTATAATAACTAGTATAGTAAAAGATTAAAATGAAAAGAGCTTTAGTGACTGGTGGTGCAGGATTTATTGCACATCACCTTATATCTCAAATTCTTACTAATACTGATTGGGAAGTTGTAACTCTTGATCGTCTTGATTTTAGTGGTAATTTAAATAGACTTCAAGATGTTCTTAAAAATTTTTCTTCAGAAGACCGTGCTCGTGTAAAAATTGTATTTCATGATCTGAAAGCAGCCGTGAATCCATTGATTGCTGCCGATATTGGTAAGGTTGATTATATCCTCCATCTTGCTGCTGGTTCTCATGTTGACCGTAGTATTGAATATCCTATGGAATTTGTCATGGATAATGTTGTGGCAACTTGCAACATTCTTGACTATGCTCGTGGACTTGATCATCTTGAAAGATTTGTATATTTTAGTACAGATGAAGTATTTGGTCCTGCTCCTAATGGAATTAACTATGGTGAATATGATCGATATAACTCTACTAATCCTTACAGTGCAAGTAAGGCAGGTGGTGAAGAACTTGCAGTAGCATTTCAGAATACTTATAAACTTCCTGTTTATATTACTCATACAATGAATGTATTCGGTCAACGTCAGCATCCTGAAAAGTTCATTCCAATGTGTATAAAACGTGTGAGGGATGGAGAAACTATTACAATTCATAGTGATGCAACGAAAAAAATTCCAGGATCACGTCATTATATTCATGCAGAAGATGTTTCTGATGCACTTCTGTTTCTCTTAGATCAACCTACCGTAATTGAAAATAATTGGGGTGATGCTAAGTGTCCTAAATTTAATATCGTTGGTGCTGAGGAACTAAACAATCTTCAACTTGCACAGATCATTGCTGATGCTCAGGGTAAAGAACTCAAGTACGAGATGGTTGATTTCCATTCTGCTCGTCCTGGACATGATCTTCGTTATGCACTCTCTGGTGAGAAAATGAAAAAAATGGGTTGGGTGCCTAAAGACATTCGTAACCGTATTCGTGAAGTTGTAGAGTGGACTCTTGCAAATGAACGATGGATTAAACTATAATATATACTAGGAGTTTAAATATTTTATGTCTGATTATAAGAAGACTGCACTTGTTCTTGGTGCGGGTGGATTTATTGGAAGTCACATGGTGAAGCAACTCCGTTCCGAAGGATACTGGGTTCGGGGAGTTGATCTTAAGCACCCTGAATATTCAGCATCTCATGCAAATGAGTTTGTTGTAGGTGACTTGAGAGACACTCGTTTTGTTTCTAGATGTGTTCGTTTTACTGGATACCTTGGAAACTTCTACAAAGATATTGTAGATAAGTTTGCCGAACCTTTTGATGAAATTTATCAGTTTGCTGCTGATATGGGTGGTGCAGGATTTGTATTTACTGGTGAGAATGATGCAGACATCATGCATAACTCTGTGTCTATCAATCTGAATGTTCTTGAGGAACAACGTAAACTGAATGAAATTACAGAACAAAATAAAACTAAAATCTTTTACTCTGGTTCAGCATGTATGTATCCAGAGCACAATCAACTAGACCCCGATAATCCTGACTGTCGTGAAGAATCCGCATATCCAGCAAACCCAGACTCCGAGTATGGATGGGAAAAACTTTTCTCTGAACGACTTTACTTTGCGTACAATCGTAATCATGGCATTCCTGTTAGGGTCGCTAGATATCACAACATATTTGGTCCCGAAGGAACTTGGGACGGTGGAAGAGAGAAGGCACCAGCTGCAATCTGCCGCAAAGTTGCTAAACTCCCGGAGTCAGGTGGACCTATCGAGGTGTGGGGAGATGGCTTACAAACTCGTTCCTTCTTGTTCGTTGACGAATGCATCGAAGCAACTAGAAGACTGATGGACAGTAACTTCATAGGTCCTGTGAACATTGGTTCTGAGGAGATGGTTACTATTAATCAACTTGTAGATATTGCTGCTGAAGTTGCAGAAAAAAAAGTTTCTAAAAATCATATTGATGGACCTTTGGGTGTTCGTGGTCGTAACTCTAACAATGATTTGATTCGTGGGAAGTTGGATTGGGAATATGAAATGACACTTAAAGAAGGTATTCGTTATACTTACTATTGGATTGAGGGACAAATTAGTCAATGAAATTTTCTATTGCTATACCTACCTGGGAATCCTATGGTAAAGGAGGAGAGTTTATTGATGACTTATTGAGAACAATAGAAATACAAACCTTTCAAGATTTTGAAGTTTGTATTTCTGATCATTCTGAAACTGATGATGTTCTTGATGTTGTAAAAACTTTTGAAAATAAGTTTAATATTGTTTATTCTAAAAATGCTGAAAATAGAGGTAATGGTCCTGCTAATACAAATAAAGCAATTGACATGTGTTCGGGAGACATTATAAAAGTAATGTTTCAGGATGATTTTTTCTACGACGATGAAGCATTAGAAAAAATTGTAAATGAATTTGATAATAGTGATAAGATGTGGTTAGTGAATGGTTCTAATCACACCCAAGACGATGGACATTCTTTTTACTGGGAATTGTATCCAACTTGGAATGATAAATTATTAGAAGGTGTGAATACAATTAGTTCTCCTTCTGTTCTTTCCTTTAAGAAAGAAGTTGTGAATAGATTTGATGAAAATCTTGTTTACTTTATGGATTGTGAATTTTATTATGGAATGAATGAAAAATATGAACAACCTATCTTTTTAAATGATGTATTGGTATCGAATAGAGTTGGCGAATATTCTGTGACCACCAATGTTTCTCATAAGAATAGAGATTACTATGTAGAGAAAGAAACAAAATACTGTAAGGAAAAGTATGACCTTATCAATGCATGAAGAACCCTTTGATCATTGGATTATTGATGACTTCTTTTCTTCTGATAAAGCACAAAGTATAACCGAAAATTTCCCTGCTTACGATGATGAGAGGTGGTACTTCTATAAAAATCCAATTGAAAATAAGAAAACCCTACAAGACTGGTTAAGATTTCCACCAGAGATCTACCAGACACTACAGGACTTATGTTCTCATGATTTTATTGAGACTATTAAGTTAATGACTGGTATCAAGAACTTATATCCAGACTATGGATTACATGGTGGAGGACTCCATATGCATGGTAGGGGTGGTAATCTAAACATTCATAAGGACTATTCAATTCATCCTAGGTTGAAGTTGCAGAGAAAACTTAATCTGATTGTGTATATGTCTAATGATTGGGATTCCACTTGGGGTGGTGGTCTTGAACTATGGTCAAATAATCCAAAAACGAATAGACCCAAAGAGTTGGTCAAAACTATTGAACCTAAGTTCAATAGAGCAATCTTGTTTGATACCACACAGAATTCATGGCATGGATTGCCTAAACCACTGACCTGTCCAGAAGGAAAGTATAGAAAAAGTCTTGCAGTTTATTATCTAACTGATATAGATGAGAACACTGAGGAAAGATATAGGGCACTCTTTGTACCAACAGAGCAACAATTAACTGACCCTAAGATAGTTAAATTGTGTGAGGAGAGATCAAAGTGAGAATTGCAGTTTTAACTTCTTCTATCGGTGCTAATGGATTATTGCCAATAAAAAAATTTCCAGGTGTTGATTATCATGCGTTTATAGATGAAAATGTAAAAGAAACATATGAATGGACAGTACATCCTGTATTAAAGTTTTCTAGTGATCCAACTTATGAAAATAGAAGAAACGCAAAAGTTTATAAGATACTGCCCTTTGCTTTTCTACCTGATTATGATTATTACTTCTGGGTAGATTCTACACATATGTTAGATGCAAATCCTGTAGAAGTTATAGATACATATCTAAAAGATACTGACATTGCTGTATTCAAACATCCAGAAAGAGATTGCATTTATATTGAAGGTAATTTCGTAAAACAAATAGGGTTTGATCATTCAAACTTATTGGAAGAACAACTTGATTTTTATGAGAATATGTGTTATCCTTCTCATAATGGTTTATATGAATTGCCAGTAAGAGTTCAAAGAAATACTAATCTAACTCAATGTATGGGTTGGAAGTGGTGGGAACAAATATGCATGTTTTCATCTAGAGATCAAATTAGTTTTCCATTTGTTTGTCACCAGTTAGATATTAAACCATCGATACTTCCTGGTAAAGCAAATGGTATAAATCAAAATTCCATAATGCCACAGATAGTATCTTCAAATCATAATAGGAGAGTTTAAATGAATATTCTAGAACAGATTGCAGCAAAAGCAGAAAGAGGTGACACGGGAATGTCTCTTCATTATGGATTTCTTTACTCTAGTGTTGTAGGTATGGAAACTAAAAATGTATTTGAATTTGGTAGTGGTTTTTCAACACACGTTATTCTTCATGCTCTTGAAAAAACTGGTGGAGTATTGACTAGTGTAGATGTTACTAACTTTAGTGATAACCCTAATATTACTGACTTTTCGAAGAGTAGTGATAAGTGGAGCTTCTATCATGGTAATAGTAATGAGTTATTTGCTGATAAAGATGTTGAGTTTGAACAATATGATTTGATCTTGCATGATGGATCTCATATTGGTGAGGAGGTATTGGTTGATTTAAATAACATTTATCCTTATCTTAAGAATGATGGTATTCTTATCACTCATGATACAAGGCATCACACTCTTGGTAAAGGTATGATGGGTGCTGCTGAAGAGTTTGCTAAGGATAAAGACCTTGAGATGTGTACTCTTCCTTATGGATATGGTTTGACGTTCTTTAGAAATAAAGGCAATCTTGACAATCCAGTGAACCTGACTTGGAGGAAACGTTCATGAAGGTATTATTTTGTGAACACCCTAATAAACCATTGAGTGGTGGATATTGCTCTTACTATAGTGAAATGTATTATGCTTTGAAAGAAGTTATGGACATTGATCATAAAAACTTTGTGCCTAGAAAAACCAGTGAGTTTAATGGATACGATACTGTATTCTTGGGTTTTGGTCATACAGATTGTAGTGAAGGGAAACCTGCATCATTGACAAGGGATAATGATGTTCTTTTGTTTCCTATTTTGAATAAAGAATATACAGGACTCCAAAATAAACTTGATTGGATTAAAGAAATGAATCCAACTGCTGGTCTTACTGTTCATCATGACATCAAAAAGTATGCAGAATACACAGGAAGTCCTTTTCATAGAATCATGTGGTCATCGAGTGAACTACAGTTTAGAAACTATGGTGGAGATTATAAACACGATCTTTTCTTTTCTGGAGTCACAAGACCAGAGCAATTTGAAAATCTTAGAGAAAGAGTTCTATCACAATTAGATAGACTTAATGGTGAACTTGGTAACTTTATTAATGTAAGATCACATAGAAACAACTATGCTGGCACAATGTTTAGTGATGATGAGTATGCTAGACATTTATCAGATTCAAAACTGTGCCTTGTAACCACTGGTCCTGCTGATTTAGTTGGAACTAGATTCTTTGAAATTTTTGCTGCTGGTAGAAGTTTGATCCTATGTAATAGATTAAACTCTGAAGTTTATGGAGACATTGTTGTTGATGGTGTTAATTGTGCAATGTTCTCTACAGAAGATGAGTTCTATGAGAAAGCACAATTTTATCTTGACAATGAAGAAGAAAGAATGAAAATTGTAAATAATGCTCAAAATATTTTTATGAAAAAGTTTACTTGGCAAAGTAGAGCAAAAGAAATCAAAAAAGTTATTGAAAGTTATCTATGAAAGTATCATCTATTATTTTAGCTAGAGGTGGATCAAAAGGAATTCCTAATAAAAATATAAGAGATTTTTGTGGTAAACCATTAATTTCATGGACAATAGAACAATGTATTGAAGGTGGAATTGATAAAGATAATATTTTTGTTAGTTCTGATTCTCAAGACATTTTAGAAATTGGAAATAAATATGGTGTTGGAAGTATTTTAAGAACACCTGAAGTATCTGGTGATGATGCAACTTCTGAACTTTCTTGGATTTATTCAATAGACTATTTGAAAAAATTGGGATTGAACTATGATTGGATCTTTGCTCCACAGGTTACATCCCCAATGAGAGAACCAATTGATATTAAAAATGGTTTATTGATGGCAGAAAGTGGTGTATGGGATTCCTTATTTGCGGCTACAAAAACTGATCAGTGTTCTTTATGGAAAAGAACTAAAGATGGATTGGAAAGTATTGGGTATGATTATAAAAAAAGAAAAAGGCGACAAGATAATGATATCCAATACATTGAAAATGGATCATTCTATATGTTTAAACCAGATTCTATTAAACAGTTTAATAATAGAATGTATGGAAACATAGGAATTGTTGAAATGGATCAATGGAAGTCTTTTGAGATAGATTCTATTGATGATTTTAAATTGTGCTCTTTGGTTATGAAAGAGTACATGTTGAAAAAATAATAATTTTATAGTATAATTTAAAAGTATAGGTGTAGGTTTATGCAAAAAGTTTATGTAATTGCTGAGATTGGAATAAATCATAATGGTTCCGAATCTCATGCAAGAAAATTGATTGATCAATCATATAAGTCTGGTTGTCATGCTGTCAAGTTTCAAAAAAGAAATCCTGATCTGTGTGTACCAGATGCTCAAAAAAATTTGATGAGAGATACACCATGGGGTGAGATGACTTATCTTGACTATAAGTGGAAGATCGAATTTAATATTGAACAATATCAATCACTTAGAGAATATACTAAGTCTCTTGGTATGGACTTCATTGTGTCCTGTTGGGATGAGCAAAGCGTAGATGATATCGAAAACAATGTTGAGGTTGACTATCATAAGGTAGCATCAGCACTTGTAACGGATATTTCTTTCTTAAAAAAACTTTCTTCTACAGGAAAATCCACTATCTTATCAACAGGAATGTGTACTCCTGAGCAGGTTGATGCTGCTGTAACCGCACTTGGTCCTAATCTTAAGTACATTCTTGCATGTACCAGCACTTATCCATCTTCTGTTGATGAGGTGAATCTGAAATATATCCACACTCTTAAGGATACCTATCCAGATATTAAAGCAGGATTCTCTAATCACCATAGTGGATTAGTTGCTTGTCTTGGTGCCACTGCTCTTGGATCTGAGTGTATTGAGTTTCACATTACTGATAATAGGACTCAATTTGGGACAGACCAAGCTTCATCTATTGAACATAGTGAAGAACTTGTAAGGCAAATTAATATTCTCTCTACAATGCTTGGAGATGGTGTTAAAAAAGTGTATGATAGTGAGATTCCTATTATGAATAAATTGAGAAAAACATGAAGAGATATTGTTTTGATATTGATGGGACAATCTGTAATAATACTTGGGGAGACTACGATAAAGCAATTCCAAACTATGATAGAATAGAATTGGTAAACTCTCTTTATAATGCGGGTAATTATGTAATTTATTTTACTGCTAGAGGTATGGGAACATGTAATGGTAATATTTCCAAAGCATATAATATGTGGGGTGAAATGACTGAGATTCAACTTAGTCTATGGGGATGTAAATTTCACCAACTTCTCTTAGGAAAACCAAATGCTGACTACTACATAGATGATAGATGTATTGAAGATCGTAGTTTTTTTAATTTAACATGAAACAATATAATCTAAAAGCATCTCAAAAATCTTTTAAAGCAATTGATGTACCTTCAGAATGCTATACTGAATTAGATGATCTTCTTAGCAGTAAACCCATCAACAATTTTGAGGGGATTTTAGTTGTAAAGAATGTTTTTTCTCATGAAATTATTGACACCCTAAGGAGTCAATATTTTTCTATGTTTGAAGGAGATTATGAATACGATGGTAGTGAATGGACTCATGTTAAGAATTCAAAACTATCGCATGGTATAGGTTCACACCCTGCTAATATATTTGTAAGATCAAAATCATTCTGCGATTTTATTGAGTCTAGTATTTTAAAGAAGTTGGCAGCAGTCCTCTTACATTCAGATCAATCTGTTTTATCTCCACGAGCTATCTTAAGAAGTTTCTCTCATTTAAGTTCTAGATGCACTTTAGCACATCGTGATAGAGACTACTTTCACACACCAGATAATGGTAAAGCATTAAGTGTTTGGATACCACTCGGACCTGCTGATCCTGATCATGGTCAACTTGTTTACCTTAAAGATTCTCAGCAAAATATTTCAACAATATCAAAATTGGTTAAGGAAGATAAGGTAATCACAAGTGACTTGAAGGGTTTGGCAGATCATCTTGAGACAACTTGGTACTTGCCAAATATCTCAAAAGGAGATATAGTATTTCATTGTCTAAATGTTGTACATGCGTCCTTCGATACTAACAATATGATTCCAAGATTATCATGCGATTTACGTTTCGCATCTTCTACTGAGTATCTTGATCCCAAATGGTCTAATTATTGGAGAGGTGATGATGGGATATAAATTTTTAGATTTTGGACAATCAATTAATGATCAACTTGAGAAATCATTGATTGAAGTATTACATTCTGGATTTTGGTCCACTGGTCCACAGTCAAATCTGCTTGAAGATACTCTTTCGCAGAAATATAAACGTCCTTGCATCACTACTTCCAGTGGTGGAACTGCATTGCAAACAGTGAGTTTGTTATTTCCTGAGATTAAGAAGATAGCAGTTCAAACAAATACATACTTTGCTAGTTGTTTGCCATGGGTAACTGCTAACAAAGAAATTATTCTTCTTGGATCTAGTCAGAAACTCTTGATGCCTGACATCAGCATTATTAAAGATGCTCTAGAGTATCAACCTGATGCTATTGTTCTTACTCACATTGGTGGATATCCTAATCCTGACATTCTTGAGATATCTAATCTATGTAAGGAAAGGGGAGTCATTCTTATTGAGGACTGTGCTCATTCACCTTTTGTAAGTATAGATGATCAATATGTTGGCACTTTTGGGGATGCCGCAATTCTATCCTTCTTTCCTACTAAACCTATTCCTGCAGGTGAGGGAGGACTTGTCATTCTCAAAGATCATGTAAAAGCAGAACAAGCACGTCGTTTACGTGATTATGGTAAGTATTCTATTGATGGTCAGTTGCATCATTCACTACCCGCACTTCCAAATGCTAGGATGAATGATTTTTCTGCAGCAATTGCTAATGTAATTATTGATAATTACGAATCAATCATTCAGCATAAGGAAGAACTGGCAGACATCTATGACTCAGAGTTGGGTGATTATTCTTTTAAAAAGATTAACTATACTGGATCTGTTGTTTCACCATCTTATTATAAGTATATCTGTTTCGTCCCAGATTCTTCCATAAAAACTTCACCTGTTTATGATCACGCTAATCAAATAACCTCAATTCTTGATGAGAATTCTTATCCATATACTTTTGTGGGAGAGACTCGTTCTTGGATTCCGCATGTTTGTTTACCACTCACACCATCAATGAATAAGAGTGATATATACGATATAATATCTTCGCTTTGATTATGGAAGTAACTATTTTGGGGAGAGGTGAATCTCTCAAAAAACTTGATAAGTTTGAATCCGATTGTACTGACGTAATTTTAATTAATGAGTGGTGGCAATCACCTAGAAATCCTTGTGAATACTATAAAGTACCTGAAGTTTCTAAATTTATTACTGGAAAAGATCTCACTCTTATTTGCACACCTTCCATTGGAGATTTGTCATCTTTGATTAGAGGTATTGAGTCAGATCATAATGTTAAAAACAAATATAATACAGTTTTTCCTCCTGGTTCTGGCACGGACAGAGATTGTCCAGCACAAGGTAATTTTAGTTGTTTCCCCTCAGAGTGTGTAGAGGACTACAAATATGCTCATCTGAGTGGTAAACTCAAGCAGAAGGATAGTTATCCAGGTGTATGGCCACTGGGTTGTGTAAGAGGTTCTCTAGCATGGGGTATCATGCTTGCTATTAATTACTATAATGCAGATAAAGTAAATATCTTTGGTCTTGATTTTTATGAGAAAGAATATCTGGTTCCACAGAAACATGACTACGAGGTTGAGAAGAAGCAATGCCAATCAATCAAGGATGATTACTCATTACTGTTTAAGTTTTATAGTAAAGTAGAATTTTCAATACATACCTTATCATCTTATAATCCTGATCTAGAAAATGTCACAATTCTTTGATTCTGTAAAAGAATATCTTCCATACTTCTTTGATGTAACTACAAATTATTACTATAGAAATCCTGACAATAGGGATAAAATTCTTTCTGGCGGTAATGAGATGAGACCATCAGTAAAGGAAGGTAAATATAAAGTCTTTACCTTTGCTGATAGGCATAAGGAAAGAGAAATTAATATGAAAGCATTCAAGGAGAGGATTGAAGAGTATCCTATCATTGATGAAGTAAAGGTATTCAATCTTTCTGATGTTGATCCAGGATATATCAAGGAGCACCAGTCATTGTTTGATGATAGTCGTGTCTTTCCTTGGGCAGCAAAGGCATACTTGATGCATAAAGGTCTTCAGGATTGTGATAATGGTGATGTTATTTTTTGGATTGATAGTGATATTAAAGATTTGAAAGAGGATGGTGTTGAGAATCTTTTTAATCTTGCAAACAACTCAGAGAAAGGTATTGTAGGATTTCATAGTGACTGGTGGTTAGAAAGACTGTTTACTAAGAGTGATCTATACAAGCACTTCAATATTACTGATCCTTCATATTGGGACACCAATCAAGCATACGGTGGTATCTTCTTGGTAAAGAAAAATGAATATACGGTTAAATTTTTTCAGGAATTATTTGACACATGGAGTATAATTAGACTAATGGATTACTCTTCATCTAATGCTGAAGAGAATGAACATTTTATCAAACATCAAAATGATCAGTCTATACTGTCTCTATTATACAAGATACATAATATAAAGACATTTCCTCTTCCACTGTATGATTTGTATAAGACAAATATTATTGGATTAGACAGTGGATATTTTGAAGAAGGAGTAGTCCTTCCATTAGTTTGGGAATCTTGTTGGCACAATATTTCATATACACAAATGTGGAATAATTGCAATTCAAAGTTTAATAAGGTGGTGTCCCCAGTTGAGTGTCTTTCAATGTCAACAGATAACTATGAACTATGATTAGAAGTATTGTAACCGGTGGTTGTGGATTTATTGGATCTCATCTTGTTAATAGATTGGTTGATTTAGGACACGAAGTCATGGTGATCGACAGAGTTCACCATCATGATCCAAATCCTAAAGCAACATATTATCTTATTGATCTGTCTGAGAAATATACAAAATTCATTCACCTTTTTGATAGTGTGAATAATGTATTTCATATGGCAGCAGAGGTTGCTATCTCATATTGCGTTGAGAAACCAAATGAGAGTATGGCAAATAATATGTTGTCAACTATGAATGTATTGGAGTGCTGTAGAATTCATAATGTAGATAGAGCTGTGTTTTCATCCACATGTGCTGTGTATGGTAACACAATGTTTAATCCTAATTATGAAACAAATAGTGTTGATTGTTTGAATACTTATTCAATTTCAAAGTATTCTGGGGAGATGCTGTTTAAAATGTATTACGAACTCTATGGTGTTAAGACAGTGGTCTTTAGATACTTTAATGTATATGGTGAGGGACAGCATCAGTCAGGACAGTATGCTCCTGTGATGTCCATTTTCAAAAGACAGAAGGAAAACAAAGAACCACTATCAATAGTAGAACCTGGATATCAAACAAGAGACTTTGTTCATGTATCCGATGTGGTGTATGCCAATGTTCTTGCTTCTCAAAGAGAACTTGAAACATATGGTGAGGTTTTTAATATTGGAACTGGGGAGGGAACAGAAATTCAAACTATTGCTGATTTAGTTTCTGATTATCAAATAATGATTCCTGCTAGACAGGGAGAGGTTATGCATTCGAGAGCAAATATTGACAAGGTTCAAGAAACTCTTGGATGGAAGTGGAGTGTTAAAGTTGTTGATTGGATTAGGAAAAATTTAAAATGAAAAAAATTACAATTAATCTCTCATTTTATAATCAAAATGAAGTTCTTATTAAACAAGTAAATGAATGGAAATCTTGGAGAAAAGAGATTAGAGATCAATTTTCTTTTTGTATAGTTGACGATTGTAGTAAAAAGTCTGCCTTAGATGTCCTAACAGAAAATGATGGAGTTGACTTAAACGATATAGATCTCTCTGTTTATAGAGTTGAAGAAGATCTTTACTGCAATATTGCTGGAGTTAGAAATTTATCTGCCCAAGAATGTAAGACGGACTGGATGGTAATTCTTGATATGGATACTTTTGTATCAGAAGAACTTGCCTCAAATATGTTGAGATTGGCCTCTTCAAGAACGGGGGAGGTATTTAAGTTTAATAGAAGAGTTCCCGGATACCCTAATCATCCAAAGAATGGTCAACCACATCCTGCAGTATGTCTTCTTAGAGTTGAGGATTATTGGAATGTTGGTGGATGTGAAGAAGATTTGGTTGGTCACTATGGGTGGACTGATCCTAGTTTTTGGTTTAGATCAACCGGAAAGTTGCACGTTATCACATACTCGGATTTATATTTAGATTACTGCCCTGAAGGAGAGGCAGATATTAATAGAGACAATTCTCACAATAGGAAGTTGTATGAAGAAAGAGTAATGTATGGTGGATGGTCAACTGATTTTATTAGGTTCGATTGGAAGAAAGTGAAATGAACATTGCTATTTTAGGATCTGCCGGACAGATTGGTGCTTATCTGGAAGAGTATTTAAAGGAAAAAGGACATGATGTAATTGGTGTTGATATAGTTGGAGGTCCACAGAATGACCTTCGTGTAACACCAAACACTTATGTTGAAAGTATTATTAAGAATGCTGACTTTGTATTCTTCCTAGCATTTGATGTTGGTGGCTCACATTACCTGAAGAAGTATCAACATACTTTCCAATTCATTAATAACAATACTCGTATGATGGCAAATACTTTTGCTTTATTTGAGAAGTATCGAAAGAGATTTATATTTGCTTCTTCACAGATGAGTAACATGTCCTACTCTCCTTATGGTGTAATGAAGAGAGTTGGTGAACTTCATACCACAGCATTGAAAGGACTCACAGTAAAGTTTTGGAATGTGTATGGTATTGAAAAGGATATGGAGAAGGCACATGTGATTACTGATTTCATCCGTAGAGGATTTGAGGAGGGTGAATTTGAGATGATGACTGATGGTACTGAAGAACGTCAGTTCCTTTATGCTGAGGACTGCTGTGAAGCACTGGAAACTGTAATGGAGAACTTTACAGACTTCAAACCAGAAGACCCACTTCATGTTACTTCCTTTAGTTCTACTTCGATTAAAGATATTGCCTCAATCATTCAGGGACAATTTAATTTGATTGGTAAGACAGTAAATATTAAACCTGGTCTTGCAAAAGATAGTGTTCAGATGGATAAACGAAACGAAGCAGATACTTACATTACTGGTTGGTGGATACCTAAAACCACTATAGATAGAGGGATTGCAAAAGTATTTGAGGATATGAAAGGTGATTGGATTTAATCATATTGGAACGATTGGAAGATTTGGTAATCAAATGTTTCAGTATGCGGCACTCAAAGGTATTGCCGCAAATCGAGAGTTTGAATATACAATTCCTCCAGAGAACTCACAAGTTCAAATTGATAATTATGGATTGTTAGAGGCATTTGAACTTACAGACAATAAAAATATTGGATGGATTGAAACTGAAAATATAATTCAGGAAAATCATTTTCATTTTGATGAGGATATATTTAATAAGTGTCCTGACAAAGTAAGTGTTTATGGATTTTTTCAGACAGAAAAATATTTCAAACATATTGAAGATGAAGTTCGTAAAGATTTTACCTTTAAAAGTAATTGGTTAGATCCTTGTAAAGAGTTTCGTAGTCAGATGGGAGAAGAAGTTATCTTCCTTCATGTTCGTCGTGGTGATCCTGGTCTTGCTGATAAGAGAGGATTTAAATGGGCATATGTAAACCTTGCAAATCAACATCCTGTGCAACCTCTTGAGTATTATGAGAAAGCACTTGCAGAGTTTGATGAGAGTCTTCCTGTAGTTGTATTTTCCGATTCGATTGAGTGGTGTAAGGAGCAAGAGTTCTTTCAGAATGATCGATTCATGTTCTCCGAACCAGAAGATACACACTCTGATGGAGCACTAGTCCCTTATCTTGATATGTGCTTGATGTCTTTGTGTGATCATGCTATTATTGCTAATAGTTCTATGAGTTGGTGGGGTGCATGGTTGATTCAAAATCCAAACAAAAAAGTAATTGCACCAAGCATGTGGTTTGGTTCTGATTATGCCGACAAAGATACAAAGGATTTATATTGTGAGAATTGGAAGGTCATCTAATGGATAGGAATAAGGCACTTTATAAACTCAAAGGACTTCCTCCCATATATTACCTAAATCTGGATGAGCAACCGGAGAGAAAAGAATATATGGAAGAGCAATTTAAGTATTGGGAGATTGAGAATTATACTCGTATCTCTGCATACGATGGTAGAGATGGTAGAGACCTTGGAGACATTCTTAAAGGGAGATACCCTGATATGATGTCTTCTGGTGAAGTTGGATGCACCACATCTCACCTGAGAGCAATGGTAGAGTTTCTTAAGACTGATGCTCCGTGTGCCTTAATGATGGAAGATGATTGTGATATCTCTACTGCATCTTATTGGCCTTTTGAATGGAAGAATTTTTACGCAAAGATTCCTTATGATTATGATGTAATTCAACTTGCTGTGATTAATACAGCAACAGTTCATATAAGAATGCATAGGAGATTTGTGAATGATTTTTCAACTGCATGTTATTTGATTACACGCCGTCATGCACAAAAACTAATTGACCTTCATGTAAGAGGAGATAAGTATAAGATTGATAATGGAGTCAAACCAAGAGCTGTTGCCGATGATTTGATTTATAATTCCGGAAACACTTTTTCCATTCCTTTATTTTTATATAAACTTGAGTTAGGTTCTTCCATTCATGCAGACCATATCGATGTTTTTCATAAGGCAAGTTATGATGGACTTTGGAATTTTTGGAAGACACAGGCAAATCAAATAGAAGATTGGAACTCTTTATTTGATTATGATCCGTACTTTAATCGCCTGCCACCAGAGCAAAAAAGTAGTGAATGATACAAAGAAATACTTGACAGGACTTTATGTTTCCTATATAATACTGTAATGTTTCTTCACAAAACTCAAATGACTGTAACAACCGAAGACGGTGGACGCACAAACATGTGGGCCACAGAACCCCGTATGTACGTCGATCCATCCTATACTGAGACATATGGTCTTGAGACATATGCAGAACGTGCAGAGAAACTCAATGGTCGCACGGCAATGATTGGATTTGCCGCAGCACTAGTTTCTTATGCTACGACTGGTAGTGTTTTCTTTTTCGGACTTTTCGGTTTCTGAGTACTTGACAATGTATCAAATCTTGTTTACAATGACTAGTATTGCCTTCCTTGTGTTGTTGGCATATTCCGTAGAACAATTATCTGAAACTTACTAATGGACTTTAACGTTACCTTCCGCACTCCTGACGGTACAGAAACAACTGTTACCTGCCAGGATGACCAATATCTTCTTGATGCTGCCGAGGAAGGTGGTATTGATATGAACTATTCTTGCCGTGCAGGTGCCTGTTCATCTTGTGCTGGTAAGATTGTATCGGGTACAGTAGATCAAAGTGATCAATCATTCTTGGATGACGATCAAATGGAAGAAGGATTTGTGCTCACTTGTGTTGCATATCCAACTTCTGATGTTATAATTGAAACTGAACAGGAAGAGAACCTCTACTGATGCACGGAAGTCTTGAACCAGAAGATCGAGTAATGGATGCTCCATCTGTTTATGAACAAATTTCTTCTCTTGCCCAAAAATATGGGTGGGAAGAAGGTGATAACATCGTAGTTGAAATGGCAGGAACTCAAGTTTCTGGTATCGATGTTGGTGAAGTCTATAATAAAAAATGGCAATCACCCATTGGTACTCGTAAGTACAACAAAGAAGCATTCATTGTTATCAAAAATCTCTCAAGAGATCCCTTTGAGTCTTCTAAACCTATGGATAGAGATCACAAACCTCAACATCCATATGAACCAGTAAAGAATGTTTAATCCAAATCAACTCTATGATGATATGGAGAGACTAAATGCCCTATACGAAGAACTCTGCTGGGCACATGATGATGAACTAGTATTCACTCATGAAAATGGTAGAGTCATTATTTACAACAAAACACAGGAGCAAGAACAATGAACGAAAGAGCAGAACGTATTAATGGATGGGCAGCAATGATTGGTGTCATTGCAGCTATGGGATCATATGCAGCAACAGGTCAACTTATTCCAGGAGTATGGTAAAATGATGTTATTAGCAACCTTAATGTTTGGTGCTTTTATAATTCATTCGATGTTTACAGAAGATGTTGACGATGATGACCATTTTGATGGTGGTATGTTGATACCAGCACAAAACCCAATTCAATAACAGACAAAAAAGACTTTACTCTATATACTGAGTAGAGTCTTTTTTATTATATGCCAAAGAATCAATTGAGTAAGGACGAACTGATATGTCATGTTCTTAAACTCAAGCATGAAGTTGATGGAGAATCGAAATCAGTTTGGCAGAAAGAAAAGGACTTGGCACACAAGTATCTAAATCGAGTACTGGATCGAATTCAAGAGTATCGATACTAGGTCTTGACGGAATTTTCAAAGACCTGTATAATAGATGGGTCTTCGGGACACCACCTCAAAACACTCCTAACACGGGGGTTGACAAGGACGGGAAACCGTAGTATTATAAATAAGTCAGCAGGTTAAGGAACCAACACATTTCTTAACAAGTCGTAACACCCCTCAAACCAAGACCTCTAGGGTGTCTAAACACGTCTTTCATATCCCAGACTTAGGGTGTCTGGGAAATAGTAACTCCACCATTCCCTGATGGTCTTACTTTTCGTACAAAACAATGGCTACAACTCTTTCAAGGCAACAAACCTCTCCGTGGAATGATTTCTGCGAGTGGGTAACTTCAACAAACAATCGTCTTTATGTCGGTTGGTTCGGTGTATTGATGATCCCAACACTGTTAGCAGCAACTGTCTGCTTCATTGTCGCATTCATCGCAGCACCTCCCGTCGATATTGACGGTATCCGTGAACCCGTAGCAGGTTCACTCATGTATGGCAACAACATCATTTCTGGTGCAGTTGTCCCAAGTTCAAATGCAATCGGTCTCCACTTCTACCCAATCTGGGAAGCAGCATCACTCGATGAGTGGTTGTATAACGGTGGTCCTTTCCAANTGGTAGTCTTCCACTTCCTTATCGGCATCTATGCTTATATGGGACGTGAGTGGGAACTTTCTTACCGTTTAGGTATGCGTCCATGGATCTGTGTTGCCTACTCGGCACCAGTCGCTGCTGCGAGTGCAGTATTCCTCGTTTATCCTTTCGGTCAAGGTTCTTTCTCCGATGCTATGCCTCTTGGTATTTCTGGTACTTTTAACTACATGCTTGTATTCCAGGCAGAACACAATATCCTTATGCACCCGTTCCACATGCTCGGTGTTGCTGGGGTATTCGGTGGATCTCTTTTCTCTGCTATGCACGGAAGTCTGGTTACATCTTCACTCGTCCGTGAGACGACTGAAACTGAGTCACAGAACTATGGTTATAAGTTCGGTCAAGAAGAAGAGACCTATAACATCGTCGCAGCACATGGCTACTTCGGTCGTTTGATCTTCCAATATGCTTCATTCAACAACTCACGTTCCTTGCACTTCTTCCTTGCTGCATGGCCCGTTGTTGGTATCTGGTTCACCGCACTTGGTGTCTCCACGATGGCATTCAACCTGAACGGTTTCAACTTCAACCAGTCCATCCTTGATGGTCAGGGTCGTGTGCTCAACACATGGGCAGACGTATTGAACCGTGCCGGTCTTGGAATGGAAGTGATGCACGAGAGAAACGCACACAATTTCCCACTGGATCTTGCTGCTGCTGAGTCTACTCCTGTTGCACTTACCGCACCCGCAGTTGGTTGA